TCTAATGAATATTTTTCAATTATGGTACCTTGCTGTCTAACAAATTCTTCATTTGAAGAATTATAAGTACCTTGCCGAACAGATGGGTTCGCCATCTGTAAGGTACCTTGCTGTCCGTGTGTATCTTTGTACAAATCATAAAAAGTGTCTTGAATTTTATTCAATAGTGTTTTATTTAAACCATTATAAGTCTTTGTAATATTCGGGTATGTGTTTAAAATTCTTTGGAAATGATTTCTTTTTTTAATGTCATTTTTATTTTTATAATATTCATATTCGGATTTATAATATTTTGTTGTATACATATAAGTTTCTGATTTTGTAAACATATTTTCTAATACGTTTAAAAATGTTTGTGGTAAATTGATATCTCTGATGGATTCTATTAAAATGAGTAAATCGTAAAATTCTAGACCAACTTTAGTAAGATGTGTTAGTTTATCTTTATAATGCCATTCTACTAATAATTTATTAGGAATCCATGCAAATCCAAAATCTGAAAGTAAAAAAATATATCCTAAATTCGGGACGTAATAATTTTTACGATTTATTGTATAAAGCCAATATCCTCCAGGTTTTACTTTATGAACTAGTATATTACCTGTATGAAAATCGGTGTGATGCATATTATAATATTTCTTTATAGCGTAAAGACCTACTGAAATTTGAAAAAGAGCATTCATCCATATTTCATGAGAATGATCCGTTTTAGCCCATTTATAAAAATCACCAAATGTAGCATATTCATTATATAAATTAATTGCATTATTATCATAATTCCAATGATAATTTAAAATATAATGTGGACAAACATTTTGTAAGACTAATTGATTTGTTAATGTATTTGCTACTATCTCAATTAAACTAGGATAATTAAAAATACGAGTTGTATAGAAAATATGATATACATCTTCAGGTCTTGCATTTAACATTACTAATTTAACACCTTTAGTTTGTTTTAGTTTTTTTACATCGATTTTTTTTACAATAAGTGGATCACTTAACACATTTCCATTGCTTTTACCTAAAATGGCTTTATATATAATTCCTTCTATTCCACTAGATATTTTTTTACATTTAGAAAAAATAGATTTTATAGTTTTATGAACATATTTATCAAGATACAATTTCGTATATACATTCATATAATTTACAAATTTCTCTGTTCTATTTGTAATACTTTCTTCCATTATAAATAGAATATAAAAAAATTATAAAAAAATTAATTAGAAATACCTATTTTAAAAAATCTTGTATAAGTTGGTTCAAAATTAATACGTAAACCATATGTGAAAACTTGAGGGCGTTTTAACAGTATATAATTACATATATGTTGAAATTGTTCTTTTCCATATATGCAAGGTGGTATTTTGATTAAACTAATATACTCATTATCAAGTAATATTTTTAATAAGGCCGCCATTAAAATAGCGCTTCTTTGTTTTCCTGCTTGACAATGTATAAGAATTGATCGTTTTTCAATTATATATTTTTTTATTAACAGTGGTAAGATAATTTTAAAATAATCTTGCATAAGTATAAAATCACGTTCTAATAAACTATCATTTACTGGTATCCTATATGTTTCGATGTCGTCATCATTTTCCATTTCTGTAATAAAAGGTTTATTAGGCGTACAATTAATAATAACACTAATATCTTTTGCTTTTAAAAATGATTTATCTAACGCACATTTGTAATTTCCCAACCATAAACCTGTTATTATCTCATCTACATCTCTACATCTAAATAATATATTGTAAAGATATTCGAACATATACTTTAACCTAATAAATAAAAATTGATAAACTTTTTTTATTTTTAAAAATTAAATATGAGACGTGGGTATATTGTAAAAAAAACAGGAACTGAAACAGAAAATACAGAGGAATATTATTCTGATGGTGGAGCTAGTGCTTCTGTTTATTGTAAAGATGTTAAATATAGTAATTTAAATAGTACAGGGTATAAAAAACCAAAAGGTGGAAGTCGTCAAGATAATTTTTCAAGAGATGAAATTTTACAACGTCTAGAAAATTATATACCGTTAAAAACAATGAAAGAAAAACAATTATTGACACAATTACCAAATTTTAAAACGTGGATTAGATATTACAATACAGATACAAAACAATTTAGAACAGGCGGACTACTTATGAAAGTGTCCTTTCCAGATTATATTATGTTGGTTAATACAGCAAAAAACATTACATGGAGTGTCCAGTTAAAAAATAATATTATCTATGTTCCAGATCCTAAAATTGCTCAACAAAAAGAAAAAGAAAACGAAAAAGAAAATGCTATTAAAGAAAAACTATTTAATTTATACAAACGCGGTAAATTAACTACAAAAGAATAGTTACCAAACCTTTTAAAAAAAGGTTAACCAAAAACCCCCGTAACGTATTTAAAAACAAATGATATATGTATATAATGAATGCAAATAAAAGATTTCAAAAAGAAATTCGTCAATTGTATATTCAACAATCACAGCGTGACCTACATATAAATGATTATTTGATTTATTATGATGAAACTAATATTAATAAACTCCATACAATTATACGAGGTCCTACTGATAGTGTTTATAGACACAAATTTATAAGATTAGATTTTATGATACCAGATAATTATCCTCATTCTCCTCCAGAAGTCACTTTTATTAATTACGATGGAGTCCGTATACATCCTAATATGTATGAAAATGGTAAATGTTGTGCAACCATATTAAATACATGGGGAGATGACAAATTTGAAAAATGGACATCTAGTATGGGTATAGAAACAATTTTGCTAACATTTCATTCTTTTTTGGATAATAATCCTTATACGTATGAACCTGGAGGCAGAGATGATCCTAGTTATACAGACTATGTGCAACATCAAAGTTGGTCATCGTGTCTAATTAGATATTTGCAAAACGAGACAATTGAACTTTTTACTGAATTTATGCACAATTATTTATTGATAAATATTGATAGTATATTTAATGATTTGTACGAGTTATCGGAAATATACCCATCTGGATATTACGAAACTAGATGTTTTGAAATAGAAACATTTCCAATTAATTATTCGAGAATTTCAGGTCTTTTAGAATATTATTATAATTATATTGAATTTCAAGAATCTCATCAGATTTCTTCATTCGATGAATTTATTAATATGGATTATGATTGCTGCATTTGTTATGATACAACTGTTGTTAGACAGCAAGGTACCTTACAGATGGCGAACCCATCTGTTCGGCAAGGTACTTTTAACGACGATGTTGTTAGACAGCAAGGTACCTTACAGATGGCGAACCCATCTGTTCGGCAAGGTACTTTTAACGACGATGTTGTTACATTAGTATGTAAACATTCGTTTCATAAGGCTTGTTTGCAAAGTCATATTCAATTCAATAATAATATATGCCCAATGTGTAGACGTGAATTAATAGAAGAATTAAATATAATATCAAAAGAAGAAGAAGAAATTGAAAATGACCAAGAAGAAAACAATTCTATTTGGATGATTAATCCATTAACAAGACGAAGGATTAAAATAGGTGGTCGTACATATAATTATTTGAAAAGTAATGGAGATATATAAATAGAGACAACGTACAGTAAAGTAATAAATTGAAAAAAATAAATAAAAAACTTATTAATATGATTATTATTAATAAGGATTGTAATGCGGATTTAAAGAATATAATTTTAAAATTAAATGCACCTATTGATAAACGTATAACTAAATGTATAGATAATTTAATTAAGTATAATAATTATGCTTATATATATGGTAATGGATGGTTAGATAATATTTTTATAAAATATACTATTAGAAAATTAAATCGTTTATTAAAAAATGGTAGGTATGATATAATTGTCAAGTAGAATATAATATTACTATAGATATATAAATCCAAATGATCTTTCGAATTTTACGTTGTTACCTTTATCGTATTGATGTAACATATCGTATTCTTTCGAGTATTTATAAGTTTCAGGTTTTTTTGTTAATTCTTCAATTAATTTGTTTTTTTCTTCAATTAATTTGGTTTTTTCTTCAATTAATTTGTTTTTTTCTTCAATTAATTTGGTTTTTTCTTCAATTATTTCTTTCATTTGGTAAAAGTATATTATAATATAATATAATATTTTATTTTTAAATAAGATTTTAAATGCATATTCTTTTTCTTCGGTAAAATTATGTTTAATCGTCTTGTTTATAACCAACAATATCACCTTGTCTTGAAACAATGACTTTAAGCTTTTGTGTTTTAGCAAATTTCTTTTTTAGTTTATCCACTTCTACTTGGTCTTTATGTTCTACATCTTCGTAATTTTTATTGTAATTAGAAGAATGATATTTCCATAATTTTGGATGTCCTACTTGAAAATTATGATGAGCATCTGCTTTATACCAGAAAATTTGTTCTCGTAAATCATTACTGTTAGTTGACGTTTTTACGACCAGACATTCGTGGTCTTGTGTACATGCATCTAATATGTTGCAAAAGTGCGTAAAGCTTGGTATCATCCCACAGTAATCATCGTATATTTTTCGTCTATTTTTAAGACTAGGTTCGTTAAATATAAAAACGTAATCTATATTACTACGTAATTCTGGAGTAATACCTAATGGGTATTGCATTGTTAAAATGAATAAAAAATTATAATGACGACCGTTGAAAAAAATACTTTTAATAGTTTTTTCCTTTTTCCAATTTTGAGCATCGTGTAACATATCATCTAAAACTATAAAAAGATTATTACTAGCATGTTTTCCGGATTCAGATAATCCATCGGCTTTAGCTTCTCTTATTTTCTTTTTTTGATGATTCATTATACTTTCCATCAGTTCAGGGTCGTATTCTGAGTGAATAAACGAATCTGGTATAAAATTCCCAAAAAATGGCGAAGCTTCTTCTGTTCCAGAAAATACAACTCCAGATGGTATATTTTTATGATGGTAAAAAATATCTCTTGTTAGAAAGCTCTTTCCGCTCCGCCTTCTTCCAAGGATAAGTATGGTCGCATCTGGTAAAATATTTTTCATTTTAAATTTACGCAATGATAATTTTTCAAAATCTCTTTCTATCATACTATAACTTATCTATTCTCAACTTTTTATTTTTCGATTATAACCGCTTATAAATTACTATATAAACACCAGAATGGTTTTTAAATTTTAAGATATTCAAAACATATTTATATATAAATCAGTCATTCCAGTAATTTTTTGGTTTATCGTCTCAAAAGTCATTCCTGAGAATCAAACCATAAAAAAATATTTTAGATGTATTTTTACATATTTATAACGATATTTTAAACATCTTTGAAAATGCTTCTGGAATGATTTTCAGGAATTGGGGGGGGGAATTTTTTTTTTTAGTGTTAAAATTTTTTTATAGATTTAGATTTTTATTTTTAGATTTTTATTTTTGATTAAAACAAGATTTACAAATGAAAGAAGATAATGTAAATAGTACTTGTTTCTTTTGTAAATCTTGTTTTAATCAAAAATATAATTTAAATAAACATTTGAGAGACAAAAATAACCGCTACAAAATGATTTAAATATAAAAAATATTATAATTAAAATGATATTTTTATTTTTACAAACAGTTACAAGTCATTTAATTTTTAGTAATCCATCTGTATGGGATGGAGGTAAACCATTATACGAATTAGAAAACCCAATGACACCAGACACAATTAATTGGTTTTGTAAAGGAAATCCGAGAAAAGATAATGCAGTTATTTTAGAATTATTACCAGGGACTACATTAAATGTTCCTATTATTTGCGGAGAAGCGCCTATTGGTTCTAACAAAGAACAAGCTACACAATTTTGTGATAATGATAGAAATGCACTTCACGGTGGAGGAGGTTGTTCTTTATCTATTGCTAATGGTGATACTGATGATTTTACTATTATTACAATAGCTTACGATTGTCCAAAATTAGATTGGAGTAGTGTTGCATTTCAAATTCCAGAAGGTCTACCTGAAGTTATAAATGGTAAATGTAGTTGGACTTGGATTCCATCACTCGATTTTGCTCAACAAGAAAGTTATAATAATTGTTTTAGTTGTTCAGTTAAAAGTTCTACAAATGGAACTTTAACAGGTGGAACTAAATTACAACCAAATCCTTTAAATACATATAAAGATACATTTGCTGATGGTCCATTAAATGATTGGAGTATAATTAGTCAAATTCCAGAAGGTCTACCTGAAGTTCAAGAAAATTCAAATACAATACAAATTCCAGATACTACAACTACAACTACAACTACAACTATAACTACAACTACAATACAAATTCCAGATACTACAACAACAATACAAATTCCAGATACTACAAGTACAACTACAACTACAACTACAACAACTACAATACAAATTCCAGATACTACAAGTACAAGTACTAAATCCTGTGTATGTGTAACAGTAGGATAACCGTAAAACGTGAAAACGCGTTCTTATATTTATAATTCTGTTATTTCAGGGAGTCCTTGCATTCTCCTGAAATGATTTGAGATAATTAATAATTTGACTCTATTTTCAGGATAATGTAATGTATATCCATCATTATGTTCTACAGGTAGTCCTCGACTATAACCTAATTCGTGGGGATGCATATTCCAAAAAATTGTACCTTTTATATTAGTATTAGATTCTATATTTATAAACCAATTTTTATCAAAGTGAGGATTGAATTCTGAAATAATATAAGGTTTGTTTACTTGTTTTGCACAATCAGATTGTGATTTAAGACGCATATTATCTTTACAGTAAAAATGATTACTATAACAATCTAATGTGGAGATTTCAAATTCTCCACATTCCCCTAATTTTTCGTCAGTTCCACTTAATACAAGATGATTATTATCAATTGATTTAATATAAGCTGAGATGTCGCTTATCCATTCTTTTGTAGGTATAGTTTTACTTCCATTATAAGGACGTATATTTCCTAATTCGTTTCCTAATTCTATCATACATAGTTCAGGTGAATCTTTGATTGCTTTTCCAGTATAAGGATTAATGTGATGAAGCCATTGTGATATGTAATCTTTAAAATCAGAGCGTACATTAAGATCTGTCCAAAAAGCTTCTTTTGATAAACCTCTTGTTTTACAGAAATCCCCATAATTTCCATGATAATAATTATAACTATCCGTTAAAGGACAAATTAAACGTATATTGTATTTTTTTGACATCAAAAATGCATAATCTATTGGTACCCAAGCGTGATAATTTATATAATTATTATATGGCCTTAATGAATTATATGTACCCGATGAAAACCCAAGTGTATGTGATCTAATAACAGTAGCTCCTAAAATATGTGCTACTATAAACATTTCTTCAATTTGATCATTTGTAGGATACGTATATTTTTCATTGAATCCCAACCAATATGCATTAAACCCAACTGGTATAAATTTTTGATTTTTTAATACAAAATCATTTCCTTCACATTTTACAAAATCGTCAAGTTCCTTTTTAATAGGTGGAGCCCTTGACGATACTATAAAACTAGTAAACCCAGGCCTGTATTTTATATCAAGAGGTTCTCCACTTTCCGAAATAGTAAAACCTGTTTTTAAATATGCTGTATTAGACACCCAATCGTAAATAACAACTACAACTTTAGAATCAATTATACACGTTTTTAATAATTCCTTTAATAAACTAATATTTTCTTCATCTTCAGACTCTGAACTCGAACTCGAACTTGAACTTGAACTTGAACTCGAACTTGAACTTGAACTTTCTGAGTTTATAATTTCAGTGATTGATATTTTTTTATAACTAAAATTATAAGATTCCCCGATAGCAACATCGTTTATATAAATCCATTCTCCATACCAATTGTTTTTAAACAAATTGTTAAATAATTTTATATTTAATAAATAAGACATATATATTAAACAATAAAAAAATATTCACCAAATCCATTTTAATGTACATTTTATTTTAAACGCGCAAAATGTTATTTTATACATTTTCCATTTTTATCAGTCGTTTGCCGTTTAGGTATACCATAGATTGCATTAATACACATTAAAAATGTATCTGAAATGTCATCTTTTTTATTATGATTTTCAAAATGTGACATCCATGTATTTTTTTGAGAATCTGAAAAACGATTTTGTAAAAACCAACGCGCATATTGTATACTAAGCCATTTTCTTTTAGCATAAGTTCCTTTAAGTTTACACTCCATTTGAGGCCCAGTGTATGCTTTTAATTTTTGAGAGGCTCTTACAAAACGAATAGTTGTAGATGTATTGTAATATAATTCAACTAATTTACCATAAATAATATGAGAAATAAACTTCATTTTTTGATTGATTTTTGGTTGTAATTCTATAATGATACTAGTAATTTGATTAAAAATGTGGATCTTATCATTATAAATATCTTGCAATTTAGTTAGGACAATTTTAGCAATATCTTGTAATAAATAATCATTGACTAATCGTTTTTTAAAATGATTTTCTTTTTTTAATGGTAATAAATTTTTAGGAAAATGTGTTTTGCAACAAAAAACTACTTCTTTATTTGACAAGGTACCTATATCGACGACGTCGTTAGACGGCAAGGTACCATATTTATAAGCGCATTTTTTTTTGCAAAGATCCCCATTTTTTTTAATACCATTGCAAAAATAATCTTCTGTATCTAAGGTGTCATATACATTCCATAATTGTATTGTATAAGATTCCATATCAGTTTTGGTCTCGTAATTTATACAACACAAAGATAAGTTTTTAATACCTATATCAATGGATAATATCATATATTATATAAATTATATAATATAAATATTCGTAACGAATGTATTTAGTTTATATTTTTAGAATTTATATAATAGTTTAAAAACAAAGAATTAAGAAAATATGCTTATCAGTTGGGATAAGCGCAAAATAAAGGTAGGTATATATTATGTCAAAAGTAATTTTTAATTTCGTATAAATCTGTATATGTATAACAAAAATATAACCAAGAATTGTATTCTAATGTAATTTTAAAACGTTTTAAAAATTTAGAAATAATGTTATAGGATATTTCTAATTCTTGTTTATAGTAAGTATGAAAAATACGGAGACTATCTTTAATAAATGAATTTTGTATTTTGTTTGGTTTTTTTACTATACGCATCATTATATAATCTGTTAATATAGGTAAATTTACATTAGACATAAAAAAAGGTGAGCCTGTAAATCTAGACTTGAGTTCTTCTAACATATATAACACATCATCTTTATAATAATCCAAAAAATCATCATATGTAAATTCTGATTCGTATTCGTATTCGTATTCGTATTCGTATTCTTCTTCTAAATCACTATACATAAGTTAAATATAATTTATTAATGTAATAATTTTTATTTTTAAATTTAAGGTGGGTATTTAAATTAAATATAAAAAAAAATTTATTTTATTATACTATATTAAAACAAAAGTATGGCGAAAATATTAGATTTTCTTCAATCAAGTGCTATGGTAAAAGTTTTACTAACAGTTATTATTATTGTTATTATATATGTATATATGAAAGGTTCGTTTTTTGAAAGTTTAGAAAACATTACTGGTGTAGATACAGTACAATATACTGAAATACCAGAACAAAAAGAACCTGTTCTTCAACAAGCTTCTTTAGCTTTAGGTGATGGAGTAGAACCACAACAAGAACAACCAGTCATTATCGATGAACAACAAAAACAAATTGATAAAGTTGTTGCAGGAACTACTCAATTAGGAGCAGAAGATTTGTTGCCAAAATACGATGATGCAAACGAATTCGCCAAAGAAAACCCAGTATCTAAATTATTAAAGGAACAAAATTTCTTAATTAGTGGATATCACGTCGGGGTTAATACAGTGATGCAGAGTAATAAGATACCGTATCACGATATAAGATCCTTACCACCAGTGCCTAAAGAAAGCGTTGGACCATGGAATCAAAGCAGTTATGAGCAAAGTCCTGCTCAATTGCGAAGACAATTCGAAATCGGTGTCTAAATAAAAGATCATCTTATTTGTTATTTTTAACAAAAAATGTTGATTTTTACAAAACGAATTTAAAAATAACAGTTATTATAAATTATATAAATACAATAATTTATATAAATAAATGACTCACGAAA